GCCCTCTAAAGGGGCGACGCCGCGGTCTAAGACCGGGATGTTTCTGCCATTACGGAGATTCGTATCTATCTAACCTCTTAGTAATCTTACGATTCCTAGGTGGTGTTCGGCCCGGAACTTAAGTTGCTGCATGTGCTTATCACGGTGTTTGAAATTTATTTCCCGTGGAAGCTGCGGCAAATTAGGCCTCAACAATATCTTATCAAGGGGTGCAACATGTTCTACAGTCGGTCCCGTAGGACCTTCTTTTAAAACAGTTCCTCCAAGATAAGTTATCTTGAGGTCTCTTTCGAGATAACGGATCCGAAGTACACCATCATTTAGGTATTCTTCGATTGCTACTTGCATGATCGGCGTGAATTGATCAGCCAACCCTGATGATTGTAAAAACGAAGCGCGAAAGGCCTCTGCGTTCTTACGTACTGCTTGCTTCGAATCATCTAACAACTTCTGAAAAGACTGTTGTAGTAATACAGAAGCGGCTTGCCGGAATGCTTTCGAGGATTCTACGAGCCTAGCTGTGTTCCCTCTATCGAGGTGACAGTCGCTACGGCCGGTATTCTCTAGCGTAAATTTTGCTAGTGATTCCACCGAAACTTCTGTGCCGTAAGGTACAGACATAAGAAGTTTGCACTTAACGAATCGCTTTCGCGAAACCTTAAGCAGTTTCCGTAAGTCGTTATGCAGATCATTACCACTTGAGTAACCTCTGGAAGCGAGCGTTCTCCATTCCATGGCGAAGATCTCTGGTGCGTTACGGCTAGCCCACAAGGCAGCTGTATATGCTCCGGTGATCTCTCTGCCGGAATAGAACACTCGTTTAGCAAACTCAAATCCAACAGTAGAAATATTGCTGGTATAAGGGATTGCCAGGTCTTCTAGAAGATTACAGTATTTATAGTACGCTTCTGCGTCGAATATGACAATGTCATCGCCAAGGAGTAAATATTTTCCTCGGGATTTTTGCCGAGATCCGAACGCGGTCCATACTATTCGGTGGTGTACAAGGGCCATTTTTGGCCATGAGGACAGTGCTCCCATCGGCTGCCCTGTGTTGTACCGAACCGTTGGTTGGAATGGTATTTTTGTATTCCAATTCCAAAGGTCCTTAACTGACTTTGGAATGCTGAAGTCTCGATTAAATATTGAAACCCAAGCATCACCTAGCCCAGGACGGATATCGTTACCAGCGTCTCTATACAATTCTTTAGGAATCGCATCTGATGCATTGCTAAGGTCGGCAAAGCCGTAAAAATTATGTCCTCTCGAATACATTTTATGCGCTATGTTGACTACCTTAGAATGGTCATAGGTACAGTCTTCATTGATGTTCCTCAACGACTGCATTAAGAAGCTGTGATATGGTTTTAATAACGATTGAGTGAACGAGTCTACCATTGCGAAGACACGGG